TTTTTCGTAATTTTGACAAGTCTTCTACAACATTATCATTTACACTTTGTTTATTCCTTAAATATTCGATATATCTATCAAAACTAGGCATTCTAATATCATATCCCTTTTCAAGTAAATATAAGTAAGTATTTAGTGATCTTTCGGTTTTAGGTACTTTAGGTACTTTTACTGGTTGCATATTTTTTAATCTATCATAGACTTTTTTAGTAACTGGTGAGAATTTATTAAAAACCATGAATTGTGGATCGTGTAATTTATTGGTATATTTACACATTAGTTGTTCTTCCATACCAATTACTTCACCTGTATCAGATTCAATATACAATTTATTAGAACCTGTGTTTTTGTCCTTTAGTAATACCTCAAAATCCCAAGAATATGTTTCTGAAATACTAAAAATTTGTCTTAGATCCATTGTCTTTAGATTTAAACAAATTACCTTATCAATATTAAATTCTGCCATGTTGCTTTTATTTTTATAAAGATATGTATAATTTTTAAAATACCAAAAAATGATACATAATATTTTATATATATACTAAAAATTTTTTTATCATAATGAGATATTTAAACAAACGAGAAGATTTCTTAAAACAGAAAAAACATATAAAAGGAGTTCCATATGAAACATTATTAGAGGTGACATCCAGTGCGGGTCCATTTGCAAATGATGTGGGTTGGAATGACTCTTTATTAGGTCGTTTGATAAATCATGCTATTAGAAAAGCAAGAATTGCTGCAAAAGTACCTACAATTAAAAGGTTGATAGATCGTTTAAAGATAGAGTTTGATCAGATTGTAGGACAATCAACAGTTTTTTCTTTAGAAGAGGAAGACCAAATTTTAAAAATAAGAATTGAGATTTCTGAATTCTTTAAAAAATTGATAGAAGCAGTTGAAGCAGGTGAGCCAGTTAGTACTTTAAAGGGATTGACTGATGGTTGTATTGGTAAAGTTACTGATATGAAGGTATTTGATAAGAAAGATGTTCTTTTGGCGGAATTGAAAAAGTTTAGAGACTTTTTAGATCAGTTTAAAGAGGATGATGAAGATGAAAAAGAAGAAGCTAAACCAACAACTGTAAATACTCAGGAAATACCTTTTGATTTTTGTATTAAGAATTTAAAAGCAGTATATGCAATTTTAGTTGCTTATAGAAAATTAAAAGACTCAAATAAACAAGAACATTTTGCTAAAAAAGATGCTACTGGTCAAGAAGTAGAAATAGGTAAAGAATATACTTATAATAATAAAGTAGTTAAGGTTGTTAATAAAGATCATACACAGGTTGCGTCAACTGATAAAGCTTGGTTAACTAAAGATGATAAAATTGGTGAACCATTACAAAATCCACAAAAAGATGTTTTTATTATTTGGCAACTTGGTGATAAGAATTATCCTCCTAATACAACAGGTCAAGCAGTTGACTCTACTAAATTAAAACCACTTACCGAATCTAATGAAACAGTTACTCCTACACCAGCACCTGTAGCACCTACAAATGCTACACCTGTTAAGGATGCTACTATTCTTAGTGCAGTAAAACCGGTTTATACATACTTTACTTCTGATAAAGATATATTTCCTGGATTAGAATCATTATTTAAAATGTCACCTGAAAACCAACAAAAGTATGGTTTTAAAGCACCTATCTTAAAGATATACAATACTGCTAGATTAAATGAGGATTTAAAACAATTCTTATCAAGACCTGAAGCAATTGGTAAAGCTCTTATTACAATGTATAAATCTACTAAAGTAAAAGAAGATGGTTCATTTGAAGGTATTCAGGATGATATGAAATTGGCAATAGCAGATTTTAATAAAACTATGAAGGCTATTCTACAATTTCAAAGTGGTATTGGTGAGAAACCTAAGAAAGAAGGTGAGGTAGAAACTAAATCCGAAGAAACTAAACCAGTTGAAACACAAGCTAAAAAAGAAGATGATATAGATTTTGAAAATAAAAATAGATCTGATTTTAGTGATTCTGTTAAACTTTTAAAATATAATTCATTTATGCGTATAAATGAGGCGGATGAACCTGTTCAAACACAGACACAATCAGAAGATACTGTACAAGGTACACAATCTCAAGCCACTTCTGATGAAACTGTCTACAGTTCAGAAAAAGTAATAGACTTTTTTAATCAGAATTGTAAGGAAGTTAAAGCATTTACAGTTTCTGATGAAGATAAACAAGCTTTGAATAAAAAGATGGAAGAATCAGAAAAGAATAATAAAGGAATCATAATGAGTATGGATCCAATTATAGAAATTATGAAACTTTTTATTAAAGCTTATAAAACATATACTGTTTTAACTATTACTAAAAGAACAGAGAAAGTTGATACAAATACATTATCAGAATATACATCTTTTGGTGCAGCATCTGGTGATGATACTGGTCGTCAAGGTCCTTATAGAAATAATAAACTATTTGATCTTTGGGAAAACGCAGTAAATGATATAAGAAAAGATCGTAAATATCAAGCAGTCTTTACTGAGAATGCTAATCTAAGATTACCAAAGGTAACAGATCCAGATCCTACTAAAAAAGAAGACTGGGTTATCAAACCTAAAGCTGGTATTGCGTTTAGACAATTTATCAATGATGTATTAGATGGTGATAAACTATATAAATCGAGTAGTACTACTGGTGCAGTTGCTACATTTATTGAGAAATATTTTGGTGATGGTAGTGTTTCTGAGAATGCTGCTAAAGGTCTTCAAGGTGCAGACTTGACTGATGCGGGAAAAATTGCTGATGAAATTGACAAGAATTCAATTAAGTTAAAATTAAAAGAAGTAACTGATATTAATCCTGTTGCAAATACATTCTTTACTATAACTGGTATGAAGCCTGGTGATGCTACAAAACCAGATATTTTTGATAAACCGATACAGAGGTCATTCTTTATAGATAAAAACGATGGTATTTCTGTTTTTATGATTTCCTCGATATTTATAAACCAATTTAATACTCTTTTAACTAAATTAGGGCCGGCAAGAGTAATTTCAAAAGGTGATTTTGTGAGTAGTTTAAATGGTACTGCTACTAGGGGTATAGAAGTTACTAAAGTTAGTAAAGCAAATTTTATAAAATTAAAAAAAGATCAAAAGATAAAAATGGTTACATTAGATAAAACTGGTACTCAAAATACAGAAAATATTAAGATAGATAATATCTATTCACTTATTAAAGAAGAAGATAGTAAAGTATACACTTTATCTGATGAAGAAAGAACTAAATTTAATCCAATTCTTAAAGGTACTGGAATAGTTGATACAGATGATAAAAACGCAGTTGAGAACAAAGTTAAATTTAAAGAAGGAACAATAATAACACCAATATAATGAAACATTTAAAAAAGTATGATATATTTTTAGAAGAAGCCGAATTTGATGTTCAAGATACCGATACTCCTGATGTTAAAATAGCAAAGGATGGTATGAATACTATGAAACTTAATTTAGATGAGTATAAGACAAAGAAATCCTTAATTGATAAGATATACTTAGAAGTAAAAGATCCTGCTCAAATTGAGACTAAATTAAAGGAAATATTGGGTACTACTGATATACAAGGTGGTAAAGATAGAAATCCTTTTCTTGTAGAGTATGCACATCTAGCAAAGTTAAAAGCGGATATCGAATCAATGAAACAACAGAATGTTTATGATAAAGCGTTTATTGATGACTTTAATCAGGAATTAAAAGATTTAGATGCCAATAAGAGTAATGATCCGGCACAAAAACTAGTAATTACTACTAAAATTGCTGCTGTAAATAAAAGAATTACTGATAGAACTCCTAAAATGACACAAATTCAGAATGATTTTAATAAAAGTTTTACAGAACATAATACTAAAATCAACAAGATGGGTTCAGATATGACCGAATATATCAAAAAAATATCTAATGTTAATCAAAAATAGAGAAAATATGATTTTTTTCTTTTAATATATACATTAAACTAAAAAATTAAAATAAAAAATATGGCAATTCAAATTGGAAAATACAAAAGACCTGGTATCTTCATCGAAGAAATTGACAAGTCTGTATTCAGCACAGCTACTGTAGAAGGAATAACTAACCTTGTAATAGGAGTTTCTAAAAAAGGACCTGTTAATACACCAATTAGACTAACAACTGTAAATGACTTAGAGACAGTTTTCGGTCAGTTGGATAGAAACTTGGAAAGAAAAGGTTCATTTTTTCACAGAACTGTTTCTAAAATGTTAGAAACTACTCCTGTTTATGCAATGAACTTATTGATAACTGATGATACATTAGATATTATTGAATATAAATCTTTATCTTCTTCTGCATTAAAAACTAATGATATTAAGAGAGAAGGACCTTATAGAAGATTCTTTGATACAACTGGTTTCTGGAAAAAAGATACTGAATCATTTATCAATCTAACAAAACCTAATACTGGATACTCTGATAGAGCATTTAGTTTTACTAACTTATCTGATAGATATATTACCGTTTTTGTAGTAAAAACTGCTGTATCTGGATTTGATAGAACTTTATTAGAGTGGTATGGTTCTATTGAAAAAATGCCTGCTTATGTAAGCACTGTAGATTACGCGTCTGACTATATGGTTGATGTTGTAGTTGTAGGTGGTGATTGGTCTAACTACAAAGAATTGGCAGTTGATAACAGATGGGGTCAATATTTTAATGCAGATGGTTTAATTAAAGAACAATTAAGAAATTTTGCAAATGATAGAAATATGACTTTATTAGCTTATTACGAAGGTTTGTCATTGATTCCATATTTTAGAGATTTAAACGGTAAAAATATATTTATCGAAACAACAATAAATAGAGATACAGATTCAACAGGTTTATACTGTGCATTTAATGCAGATTTAGTAGAACAAGACTTCTATACAGGTTTAGTTGACCTTATAGGTGGTACTTTAGTTGGTTCTGAGAAAAAAACTATTGATTTCTTATCTTATAAAGAAACTATTGTAGAGTCAGTAGAATTTGCACAAGTTCCATTGGATTTACCTGGAAACGTTGTTGCCTTATTTGGTACTTACTCTTACTTGGACCAACCACTTCACGCATATGGAGAACCTGCTACATCCGGTGTTGTTACAAATGGTAAATATAGAACTGCTTGGTTTACAGAAGGTGCAGTAAGACACGTTAGTGTTTTAGAAGGTGGTCAACAGGGTTCTGGATATACTTATGTTGGTTCTGGTACATCATCTACAATAAATGTTAAATATTTAGCAGATGATTCACAATTTGAACCATTCTGTGTTATAGGTGGACAATATGTTCCAGTGGTAGGTGGTACAGTATCAACTACAATAAAATCAATAAACTATCCTTATAGTAATACAGTTGCAAATTATACAACCGCATTTACTCTTAACTCAAATGGAGTTATTTCAAGTGTTAGTAGCTATTCTGCAGGTCATAATCCATCAGTTGGTTCATCTGATATAGTTTTAGGTTATATAAAATTTGACGTTTTGGCTTGTTCAATTATTCAGTCATCAATTGTATTCTCTCCTTGTGCACTAAGTACATCAGGTGGTGCTTTTGATTATGTTGAAGATAATTATGTTGATGGTATTTATATTACTAATGGTATTTCTAACGACCTTGGTTTTGGTACAAGTTCAAATCATGACTATTATGTTTATGATTTAAGTAATACTCCTGGTTATACACAAGGTGATGTTCAAGTAGTTTTCTTTGGAACAGATGCTACGGCAGATTCTAAAAACTATAATCAATATAGAAAAATAAAAATATTTAATACAATTTTATCTTTCATCAATAGTTCTTATAAAGATAGAGCTACAATGATTGTGAGTGAGGATGTACAAGGTCATAGAACTAAGAAAAGTTTAGCTGATATGACTGTAACAAATATAGTTACTGCAACATCTCAAAACAAATCTTTTGTACTTAAAACTGGATTGTCTGATGTATCTTATATTGCAGGTGAAGGTAGATTGATTTTCTACAAAACAGATAATGAATTTATACTTGGACAAAATCAATTACGTACTCACAATGTCTGTGCTACAGATTTAGTTGGTGTTGTTGCAAAATACTCAACATTCTATGAAAAATACTTTAGTGGTCTAATAAATACACGTGACTTCTTCTACGATAATAGATTATTTACTGATTCTAGTGGAATGAATCCTGGTGTTATTCTTGATACTAATGGTAATGTTGCAACAGTAAATGTTACTTTTGTAAATGGTGAAGCTTCTCCAAGTCCAACTAGCATAGCTGCTACATCTGGAATTACTGGTGCTTATGCTGGATATAACTATATTGTTTTTGAATCATCTGTTGGTGGTACTGCGTCAGAGACAGCATTAGATTTAGGATCGTTAGAAGAAATTTCATTTCCTCAATCTGAGAGTAATACTGGTGTATTTACAATAACTGAAAATAGTGTTCATCGTACAGCTAGTGCCGTTGAATTAGCACATGCATTAGGATTTACTGCAAGTGGTAATTTCTTTGCTTATCAAGTATCTGAGAATGTTACATTTGAGCAAGTAAGTGATGTTACTATGGTTTATAATAATTTAGATAAACATTATTTAGAGATGTTCTTGGATTTAGATGGTACTTTAGAAGTAAACTTCTTAGACAAGGCCTTAGCTTCAGTAGAAAATATTGATGTCTTAACTAACTTTACATTTAATGTACAATCAGAGTTAAGTAACTTAAAACAAACTATTGAGATTGAAACTCCTTCAGGATATGTTGAAGTACTTAATAAAATTTTAGTAAATGGTGCTAGATATACTGAATTAAAAGTTGGAGATTTCTTATTGGCTGATAATACAAATGTTGAATTGGCACTTGGTCAAACTCAGCAAAGAAATCTTACAAGAGTTTTAAGTAAAAGACAATATGCGGGTGATACTAGCTTATCTGAGATTACTTGTGATGCAAAAATATTAAAAACTGGATATACAAATGATAATGGTGGTTTAGACTACCAAACAACTAGATATTCAACAGTTGATCAATATGCAACAACTTACAAAGGTATTGCAATGAAAGGATTTAGAATTAGACAAGCTTCTTTACCTGATGGTTATGAAAATAAACAAAATCAAATATTAAACTTGGTTGCAAAAGGAACACCATTGTTCAAAGCTTTAATCAATAAAGAGGCATTTGATTTTAGATATTTAGTAGATTCATTCGGATTAGGTTTAACTGAAAGATCAAAACAACAATTAGTAGATATTTGTGGTGAAAGATTAAATGTATTTGGTTTCATAAATATGCCATCATTAAAATCATTCAAAAACTCTTCATCTCCTAGTTTCGTAAACTCTGAAGGTACATTACAAGTTGAGTTTATTGCTAAAGGTGGAAACCCAGAAAGTAATCCTGCATTCCTTTACTCATTCGGTGATGGAACTGGTGTTTCTACAGTTGGTTATTTCACACCTTACGTAACAGTAAATGATAATGGTAGACCATTAGAATTCCCACCTGCATCTTATGCAGCAACTACTTATATGAGAAAACATATTTCTAATGTAAGTTCAGTTACTCCTTGGACAATTGCAGCTGGTGTTACAAATGGTAGAGTTACTAATATTGCTGGTGTTGAACACGAATTTGACCCAACTGATATTGAGTTCTTAAATGGTGCTCAAATGAACCCAATCGTATTCAAAAGAAATAGAGGATATGTTATTGAGACAGAAAACACTGCTTTAACACTTTATAAATCAGCATTATCTTTAATCCACGTGAGAGAAGTATTAGTTGAATTAGAAAGAGAACTTTCTGCAATGTTACTTGATTATCAATGGAAATTCAATACTCCTGATGTTAGAGCTGAGATTAAATTAAGAGCTGACGTTATTTGTGAAACTTATGTAAATAGAAATGGTTTATATAACTACTTCAACAAAATGGATGATGAAAATAATACAGCTGATGTTATTGATAGTCAAATTGGAGTTCTTGATACTTACGTAGAGCCAATTAAAGGTATGGGTATCATTGTAAACAATGTTACAATTTTAAGAACTGGTGCTATTGCTGCTGGTGGATTCCAAAACGCATAATCACTTAAATAAATATTAAAACCCTTAGAGAAATCTAAGGGTTTTTTATTTTAAACCATTTACTTATAATTTAATATAATAGAGACATTGATTGTATCAATATATAAATAAAAAATAATAATTAAAATTATGTCAGATAATAAAAAGGATATGAGTGAAGAAGATTACTTAAAGAGACATTTAGGTGATATAGACACTAATAAAAAAAGTAATATACCAAGTTCATTTGATGATACTATCACTGAACCAGTACTTGAAAGTACAAGAACTAGTGATCTACAATATTTTAGCTTCGATGTTAGAGACTTTCCTTGTGGAAAATTCTATCCAATCGGTACTATGTTTATGGTAAGACCTGCACAAGTTAGAGAAATTCAGGCTTATTCGATGGTAGATGATAATAACTTCTATGATGTTGTTGAAAAAATGAATGATATGTTACAAGCATGTGTTCGACTTAAATATACTGATGGTAGAGTAGGTTCTTTTTTAGAAGTGAAAGATCAAGACAGAATTTATCTAATTTTCTTAATTAGAGAACTTACATTTCAACAAGGTAATTCATTGACTGTAAATGCTAAATGTACTTGTGGTGAAGAATTAGCAATAGAATTGAAAAGAGATAATTTTAGATTTCATAAAATTGATGAAAAATTAGATAAATTTTATTCACCTGCATCAAGTTCATTCTCATTCAAAACAATAAATGGTGGACAGTTTGAAATAACTCCTCCAAATATTGGATTGCAAAAAGCTTTTACTGATTATATCATTAAAGAGAATAATGAGAAAAATACTCCTAATTTGGCTTTCTTAAAAATTATCCCATTTATGTTAAATGGTAGATCAAGTATCACGTTAGATGGTATTAAAACAAAATTAAAAGAGTTTCAAGAGATGGATGATATTTCATTTCAGTTTTTAAATGCAGCAATTGGTAAAATGACCTTTGGTATTGAAAAATTAGGTAAGGTTTGTACGTGTGGTGAGGAGGTTACCACAGAAATGCAGTTTCCCAACGGAACGTCAGGTATTTTCGTTATTCATGATGCCTTTGAAGCATATATTAAAGAATAAATTACTACTTCAAAAACACTTCCATACTCAGGAAGCAGCAATGGATGAATGGCCTTTTTGGATGCTTGAAGAAAACATTAAATTAGTTAATGAGATTCTTGAAGAAGAAGATAAAAATCAGAAAAAAGAAGAAGAGGGTCAAAGAGGTTCAATGCCAGACACTGGTTCAATGATGAAAAGTGCTCAAAGTATGACTGGTAATATGCAAATGCCTAAATTCTAAAATACATAAAAATAAAAAAATCCATCAATTTGATGGATTTTTTATTTTTATTATAAATGATATTAGTAACCTGAAACCAACGGTGGGTTGATTGTAAAGTTATTATCAATATACTCATCGATGAAGTAATCATATGTGAAATCAGCTAATACTGAATCAATAATATTATTAGAACTCCAATCTAAATCATAACCTTGTAATTTAGTTATTTGACAGTTTTGGAATGTTACTCTTCTTAATACAACACCTTTTTTATCATGTTGATTAACAATAATAGTACCAATAATATCACTTTTATAGTGAAGTGCACCATTTTGAGAGTTAAATACTAAGTCATACCAAGCTTTCATTGTATTCCAATTCTCTATAGAACCTTGTTGATTAACATTTACTTGAATAGGAATTGCAATAACTCCTGATGTTTTAGTAGGAGTTGTAACAAACTCTCTTGTAGAGTATTTGAATCTTTGTTGTTTAGTACCAACACCTTCAAACTCAGTTAAGTTTAAAGATACTTTAGTTGCATTTTGTAATAACAAGATCGGGTCTCTACCTTGTGCTTGTAAGATAACAGGTAATATAAATGTTATCTCAAATAAGTTTAAATATACTACTTCATCTGGTAGTGTACCAGGTCCCCCAGGTGAACCAACGCCTTGTAACTGGGTAAAGTGAGGTAAGGGCATATGCTTTTTAATTATTTTTTATAAATTATATATTATTATTTTTTTATACATATCTGTCTTTTTATTAAATATGTTAAGAAAATTGACATTTCCACTTTTAGTATATAATATATAGTATATGGAATGTAGTTATAGGTATTGTAGTAAAGAGATTAATTATGGTAGACCAGATAGAAAATTCTGTAATAAGAATTGTCGATTAAAGGAGAATACTATAATTAGAGAGATTAAATCGTTAAATATAAAGTCTAAAAGAGGTAAAGATTTCATAGTAAGATCCGAAGCAAAACATAATTCTAGATATAAATACGATTTAGTGATTTATAAAAACACCAGGACAAAGGTTCAGATAATATGTCCTGTTCATGGTATATTTGAGCAAACACCAGATGCACATCTATATGCTGGTTCTGGTTGTGAGCAATGTGCAAGAGACTCTCACAAACTTACTAGCATTACCGAGGAAAGATTAAATAATCTAGAAAAAATACATAAAGATGCTTATCTTTATAATGACTTAAATGTATATAAGGGATTTATTAATATCTATTGTAAAATTCACGGAACGTTTAGTCAATACTTATACTATCATGAATATGGCCACGGTTGTTCTTTATGTAATTCGACATCAAGAGGAGAAAATAGTATTAAATTTTATCTTGAAAGTAAAAAAATATTATTTTTTATGAATCACTCTTTTGAAGATTGTAAAAGAATAAAGAGATTAAAGTTTGACTTTTATTTACCTGATTATAAAATGATTATTGAATATGATGGTGAACATCACTTTATAGAAAATAAATACTTTGGTATTGGAAATTTAGAATATATAACCACAAATGATGAAATTAAAAATAAATATTGTATTGATAATAATATAAGATTGATTAGAGTACCTTATTGGGAATATAGTAGAATAAATGAAATATTAGATCAAAACATATAACTTTGTAGATAAATATCATATAAATAAAAAAGAATTTTTATTGATGAGAGTTTTTATGATAACTGATACACATTTCGGTATTTATCTTAATAATTTAGATAAGTGGTTGAATATGATGGAGTCAACATTTTATGAGTTTGTTATACCTTACTTAAAAGAAAATGTAAAAGAAGGTGATGTCTTAATACACCTTGGTGATTTATTTGATAATAGAACTAGTTTACCTATTATTGTTTTAAATAAAGTAGAAAAAATACTTAGAGAGTTAGCTAAAATTCTTCCTGTTCATATAATGGTTGGAAATCATGATCTTTGGAATAAAGGGTCTAATGAAGTAAACTCTGTTAGATTATATGGATATATCGATAACATTACCGTATATGAAGAAACAACAATCTTACAATTAGGTGGTCAACGAATCGTTTTAATGCCTTGGGTTGAAAAACGTTTAGATATGGTAAATGAGATTAGATCTAATCAAGGTGATTATCTAATGTGTCACTCTGACTTAAATGGATGTAAAATGCACCTTAATTCAGTTGCACATAGAAACGCGGATAAGATAGATGTAGAAGATTTTAAGTCGTATAAGAGAGCTTTCTCTGGTCATATACACATTCGCCAAGAGAATAGTAATTTCACGTTTATAGGGTCTTTATATCAAATGGATAGAAACGATTATGGTGATCAAAAGGGAATAACAATGTTAGATTTATCTGATGATGAAGTTACTTTTATACCGAATACATTTTCACCGGTATTCAGAAAATATAATGTTATTTCAGAAACTGATGTTGATGGATTGGATGCTTTAAGAAATTCAAAAGATTATATCGATTTATCTATTTCAAATAACTTACTTATTAGTAATAGAAAGTTAAGAAGAAAGTTAGAAGTTTTATTAGAGAATAGTGGATTCTCTTCAGTGGATTATATTGATGATATAGTTACTAAGGTTGATGAAGCAGTTGATTCAACACCTGATGAAGAGTTTGATGAAGAAAAATTAGATATTTCTATACAACTTGATTATGCGGATTATATAAAAGAGTATATAAACAAACAAAAGTATGATAATGATACTTTTAGAGAAGGAGTAGTAACTGAATATGATGAGGTTATTAGAATTTATAATGAGAACTATAGTTCTAAAAAAGATTAAAAATGAGAGCAGAAAACGTATTTGAAAGAATTACAAATGGTATATTATATAACCGTAATTTGAAAGTTTATACTAAAGATTATTTACAAGAAATTGTAAAAGAATTAGAAGAACAAGAAATGTTTGAGAAATGTATAAAACTAAATGAATTTATAAGTAAGAGATTTAACCATGAGTTAAATTACAAAAACCCTATTAGATAATAGGGTTTTTATTTTTTAAAATTTTATGAATAGTACTTGTACCGGTATACCAAGTTGAAGAGCTATGGTAGATCGTTTATGTCCTCCAATCAATCTAAATGGATTACCATCATTATCTTTTAGGTTTATGACAAAAGGAGTTGGTAGAGATATTTTACCATGATTTTTAATCAAGTCATCATAGGTTATTAAGTATCTTTCAACATCTGCTTTAATTGGACAAGTGGGTAATGCATTTTTTAGTTCTTCAATACCTTTTATGCCTTTATTTTTAACTTGAAAAGAACCTTTCCAACCTCCCTTTCCAGATACATGTCCAAATATTTTTGTTAAATCTCCCATATTTCCGGTTGAATCAACATTATTCCAAGTAACTACTTTACATGATTTTATAAAATCTGATACTTCTTTTATACAGGTTGGATCACCACCTTCTATAACACCTTTATCATTTGGTACACCCACTATGTCTTTTTTAAATTCACCAAAACTTTCTGGGTTTTTATTTAATAATAGTTTTTTAATTTCTTCAGCATCAGTTGTATCTTTTTTAAGATAATTTTTTACTACGTAATGGAAGACACTAGGTATCTTGTTATAAACCTTATCAAAATTTTCTGGTTTAAAAAACAATTCCATGTTATTTATCAATTCATGTAATTCTGACAAAATTGTTTTATCATCTGGTTTTTTCCAAGTAATTTCAAACTTCATCTCATTTTCATTTAGTATGAATGATTCATATACTTTTAAATACTTCATGATTTTTGTAATTTTATTTTTAAGTCTCCAGTTCCTTTTATAACTCTGTGATAAACTCCCATTGGTATAAAAACTTCACCTTCAATAATTTTTGGTAATTCATCATCTAATTGTACTTGCCAATCTGTTTCACCAATAGATTCAATTATTCTATCTTCTCTATCACGATGCCACATAAACTCACCAGAGTCAGTATCTTGTTTAAACTCTCTGATAAATACATTATTATCTAATTTATTTTCTTGAAATGGAAGTATCATACACCTAATTTTCTTTTTAAATTTTCCAAATTTTGAGTAAATTTAATCTTAGTATCCGGCATTTCATTCTCAACCGGTGTTAAATCTTTATTGATAAAATCTATATGTATACCAGTTGGTGAAACTCTTGGTATAGAACTATCATTTCTAATATCACCTATTTTACTATCAAGTGATTGAGAAATTTGTTTTAATAAATCTATTCCATAATAATTATTTATATCACTAGCGGATAACTTATTAAACCATCTATCAGGTCCTATTCCAAAAAATGGATACCATTTTCCACTAGTTACATCTTTTTTACCACCATGTCCAGATGATAAATAAAATGGAACGTGAATTCCATTAACATTAAAGACAACTATTTTTCTATCAGCATAATCAATAATCTTAGACTTCCCAGAAATTTTATTTTTAGGATCTAACCAACCGGTTTTAGGATCTTTTGCATATGTTTCATATGGAATCTCCAATCTAGTTGCAGTTATACTAGATTCAAATATTTTGTATTCTTTTAGGTGTTTCATATTTTTATGTTATTTTTATTTAAGATGTAGATGCAGTTGCACCCGGTGGAGAAGCAGTTGCACCAGTTGGTTGAGCCGGTGGTGTAGATGCAGTGGCTCCTGGTGTAGAAGCAGTTGCACCTGTTATTTTTGCTTTTATTTTATCTTTTGCTGCGATTACGAGTGGTTTTATTTTCTTCCAAAGTCCATATAAAGTAAAGAATAAAGATATCCCTTTTATAACTGGCATTACCCACGGAAAAACTACATTAAATGCTGCTTTGCCAACCGTTAGTGCACCTTTTGTTATTTTTTTGAACCCCTCTTCTGCGGCTCCTACTAAATTACCAGTAAGAATATTCTTTGCTAAATCACCCCATTCCTCAACGTTTTTACTTTCACCTTTAACATATATCATCGAATAGATTTGCATCATGTCTATCGCTAAATAAAGTGGTCGTGAACTTGATGATGCAAAATTTGCAGAAAATCCTTCAAATAGAAAATCATCATCGGATAAACTTTCATTCTTCTTAATAAATCCTGCACTCTTTGCCATATCTTGATCTGAAATATCTCTAATAAACTCAACAATTTTTTGTTTTATCTTTACAATAATTTTACCAGTTAGATTTTCTAAATATTGACCAAGTTCTATTAGCCAACTAAATGGTCGTGTAGTTTTAATAAATTCAGTTATATTATCAAAGAAATTTCCGGTTAGAGCTTCATTCAATTGGTAGTTGATAAATGATTCATAAGAGTATGAGTCATTTATCTTTTCTTTTGAAAAGAAATTTGTGAAAAATTCTTTTAACTTTAAAGATATCTTTTTGGATAGATCGGTGAAAAGAATAGATAGTGAATCAGCTCCTTTTATTAAAAGCTCAAAATAATTTGCAGTTTTTTCAACTTCTAATTTAATATATTCTAACATAGCATCACTAAATTGAGTCATTTTACTATCATCTGGTTGAATAATACCAAAAGCATTACTGGCATATTCATCCAACTTACCTATTAAATTACCGAATCCTTGTAAAAATTGGTTGTATATTTTCTCACCAAACTCTAAAACAGTTTTAACACTTTTTAGTAATTTTTCGAATCCATTTTTTGCGGCATCACCTATTGACTTAGCGGTTTTCAGTGCACCCTTTTCTATCCAATCCACACCTTTTGAAAGAAGGTTTACAATACCTCCAAAAAATTCTTCTTGTAACATATCACCATTATTGTAACAGTGATTGAACACATCTTCAAATTTTTGATTAGTTGTGTATAAATAATAGTCTATTCTTCTTCTTTCCTCTATAGTAAATGTATTGGACAAGTATATGTTCCTAGCAAGAGTAGAAATATTCTTATCGTAAATCTTATTGTATGTTCTATGTAAATATTCAGTATCAGTAAAATTATCTTCACTAATATATGAATTAAATTTATTAATAATAAATTTACTTTTTTCTGTTTTATTCTCTAATACAAATTCTTTATAACTTTTCATTTATTTATTTTTTTTTACCAGTATCCAGGATAAGTTTTTCCATTCCAGAGATGTCCAAATTTGTTAATTCTGCATGCCCAGTAGCCTGCTTTAGTTTTATCTTTCTTAGTTGAACATTTATGTCTTGCTGCAAAAGAACTTCTTGCTTTAGGATTACTTACTTTGGCAGTCAAACCACCATGTACATCACCAAATGAAATCTTTTTAACATTACCTGTTTTTGGATTTTTAACAAAAACGTGATATTTCTTAGCACCACCTCTCATAGGTTTATTCAACTCTACTTCTTTACCTTGGTATTCTGCCTCATTTAACTCGTGTATAGTTTCCATTGGTAAATCTAAAGGAACTGTCACTCCTTCATATTCTGCAAATCTACCTATATCAGTTGATTCAAATAATTCAGTATCTAATTCAGATAATTCGATTTGATTTGCATCAAATAATTGTCTTGCTTCTTTAATTAGATTAAAGTATTGATTAGAACCAGGTCTAAATACATTTTCTACAATAGGTTTATTATTATCAATATGGTATTGTAGATTTTCTGATATTATACCAGAGAATGATTCGAATAGTTTTAAGTACTTCATATTAAGTAAATAATTTTTTATTATATATTAAATATCAAGAACTCAAAATTTAATATATAATCAAAACTTAATAAACTTAATGTCAAGTCACGAAAATTTATATTTCTTTAATAAACAAGGAGACGCTCTAAACTTCAGATATGATGAAACAACTCAACTATTTCAAGGTGATATACTTTTTGATGAGAATTCAACAGATACTTTTAAAACATATGCTCTTTATACATTAGAGAGAATACCATCATTTGAATTTGAGTCGCCAGGTGAACTAGGAACTAATAAATTTCAGTTATTTAATGAATATGGATTTCATTTCTATGGATGTAAAAATGCACTAAATAAAAAAATAATTAAGATAGAACCGGTAAATAATGATCCAAACTTCTATTCTAAATGGATATATGGTAGTAATTTTGAATCAGTATTTCCAGTAGGAACTTTAATTATATTTAATCAGTCATTATTAGAATTTACTAACCCAGATCAAACATTTGTTGTTGTTGGTACAAAAAAGAATGCAATTTTAATTATATCAACAGTAGATAACTCTACTTTTGAAACTAATTATTATGGAGACTATTCAAATACTAATTTATATACAGGTAAAACAATATCAGGTATAGATGCAGTTGGTGTTTATAATTATATTGATACAAACTATGTAAATAACTTATCACCTTGGAATGAACCAAATTTCTATGATAAAGTTTATAGAGGTAAAAAGTTAAATGTAGTAAATAGTAATAAAAATGATGGTATTTATACTATAAAGGGTCCAGAGATAACAGATATTATACACTTCGAATATTTAACTAATCCAGTTTTATTACCATCAGGTTCTGATTTAATTATTGAGGTTGTTTTAGGAACGGATTTACCAAAACTATATGACGGTGGTTTGGAAATAACTGCAGATGGTAAAATATTAGTGGTAGACTATTTACATTATCCAAGAGTATTAAAATCTGGACAAGAATTTAAGGTAGTTGGTTCTGTTACAAATGAAAACTTTTTTACGGTTGCTGATATTTTTGATTTCACTTCAAATAATAATATAAAATTCTATAATGTAGATGATCAAGTTACATTTGATGGTAAACTATATCAGTGTGTTCAATCTTATACTCATAGTCATGTTGATGATACAACTAAATTTATAAATCCTGGAAATGATAATTCACATTGGTCAAATCCAACGTATATTAGAGTAAATGAGTCTACTGTAGTAGAATCGTTATTATTTGCACAAATATATTTAACAAGGGATAAATATTACTATGATTATGGATTTACTCAATCTAGTTCAGCCACATTGGCATCTGCTGCGGAAAAGTATAAAGATGATTTGAGTATATTTAATGTTGATCTCTATTATGATAAAAGTTACTTAAAGGCAGATTTAGTTTATCCAAGTAGATATGCGGTTGTAAATTTTTATCATACACAGGTTGGACCAACATACTCAATTGGAACAGAATACAGAGCATTTGAAAGACTTATTGAAGTAAATGAGACTCTTAAACCAGAATTTAATTATGATTACTCAGAGAACTTTAAATACAATATAGTTTTTACTGATTTAGATGAATACGGATTAAAGATAATAATAAACAAGATGGTTTATGAAGAGCAAATATCTTATGTTTATACAGGTATTGGTTTAGATTTACCAAGAACAATTGATAGAACTCTTAGAAATTGGCTAACAAGAAATTATATTGGCTTATACAAGCTTGGTATCAATGCTGAATTAGAATATACATATGTTGCAGGTGGACCTATTAGCTCTGTATTTTTTAATTCGATAGTTATTAAAACTGAATATCCTAATGTACCAATTGATGTTAGTTCTGTATTAGTTGGAACAACTGCAAATTACTTTATTGAGCATTCAAGAGTACTTTTTAATAATTTAGGACCTTCTTTAAATGTAAAGATAAATAATAAAGATCACATTGTACAAAGTACAACATCATCATTATCTACTGCAACTGCATCGATCTTTGATATTCCACTAACTTTGAAATCTTGGGTTGATTTATATTCAAATGATTTAAAAGAGTATGGGTTTCTTATCAGTAATATAAATAGTGTTTTAAAGTTTGATATTAAACAAACTGATGTTGCTTTTGATT